ATATTTGTGTATAGAAAAGGAGTCAGAAAATGGCAAAACGTGGCGGAAAAGGCGGAAAGCGTAAGTAAAGAAGATTGGAGCGAGTACTTTGCTTCTATCATAAGTGTTTGTCCTTGGAGTAAGTCTTATTGGAAAAGACAAAAGATAGACGTCCAAAAATGGAAGGGTGAACAAAACATTACGCCGTTAAAAGATAATGTTGCTAGAATGTGGATACACAAACATGCTAGTGGCAGGTTGTTATGTAAAGTGCATAACAGGTTGAATGTCTGTAGAGACCATGAAGAATGGTTGTATAGTCATCCTTGTTATGGCGGTTTTTCAACGCCAGTTCCGGTGTTGATTCAGCAAAACCTGGCAATTTTAAATGCCGCAAGACAAAGAATATCGGATAAATAATAATATGGAAATACATAACAAAATAGCAAAAGATTTAAGTGCCGTATTAGGCAAAAAGTTTGATAAGTTAACTATTGCAAACGAACAAGCACTTAGTACAATTGATGCTAGTACTGGAAGAATATTTACACTAGAATATTCAGCTAGTGGTAATACCTATGGAAACGTAACAGTAAACATTGTTGATCCTTCAACTCTCGTAGTTTACTATAACAATAATATTTCTGAAGATATGCGATATAATGATAAGAAAGACTGGTATGGGTTTTTAAAAGAACTTCGTTATTTTGCAAAACGCAACTTAATGGGTTTCGATGTGCGTAACATTGGAAAACAACAACTTGACAAGAAAGACTATGCCTACATTAAAACAAATATGACGTCAAATAACGTCGAAGAAATTACATTGGAAGGCAAGATGCACGGAAGTCTAAAAACAAGTTATCAAAACATTGGCGAAGTAAGAGTAGTAGTTAAGCACCAAAAGCCAGTTGATGAAGAAAAGCGTGGAAGTCGTACACGATACATACACAGTTTATATGTTGAAAATAGTGCCAAGGAAAGAACAAAATTACCACATAATTATCTAGCAGGTGCAAGAGCGTTAGCACAACATGTTAACCAAGGTGGTGTATATGAAGATGAAGTTGGACAACATATACTTGAATTAGTTCAAGAAGTTGTAGATTTAAAAAAGTTTGTAAAATCTTTTAGACGTGCAGACAACTTTGCAGAACAAGACGAAGCAACAAAAATTATAGAACAAGCACGTGAACGTGCAATGGGATTACATTCTACACTGAAAACACTGTCAGGACCAAAAGGTTATGCAAGTTATATTAAGCAATACGAGCCTACAGAAGAAAGTATTGAACAAGCAGATTTAGATGAAATTCGTACAAAATTAGTAAGAATACATAAAGACAATGTTGTTGATAGTGTATTACCAAGTTTAGCCCGAGGATTAAAAGCAATGGAAAATAACAAAGTAGCCGATCAAGAAGCTGATGATTATGCAGAATTTGAAAAAGACATGGATGCGAAAAAACAAGCAAACACAAATGATATAATTGCTTTTTCTAAATCAAACGATGACATTGAAATACTTGATGTACCAGATCAGGTTCAAAAACTTAAATCAGAACTTGATATGATAAAAGTTAAAAAGTTTGACAAAGACGAAGAAAAGAATATAGCACAAAAGAATCGCAACATTGTAAAAAGTGTATTAGACTACTTAGAAGTAAATGTTGCAGATGATGCAATGGGTAATGCAATTGCAACACTTGACCAGGATAATGCAGAACAACGTGCGGCTTCTATGCGTCTTGCAATGAAGTATCTTAAAGGTAAAACTAAAAAAATTAATAAAGCAAAGAAAGACTTATACGGCAAAGATAAAACAGAATCAGAACAATTTGAAAATTGGGCTAACACTATTGTCGAAGGCACATGGGCAATTCCAGATACAGTAGAAAATGTTGATGCTATTGAAGAATTAATGAAAAAACCACTTCCACTAGGACCAGATGGTGATGATGCAACAAATGCAATTAGTGTTGGAATAGGTGATGACAGTTTATATGATGATTTATACGCGGCTGGCGAAAAAGACCCAAATGGAGATGCAAGACCAATTATTGCAAATTGGCTTAAGAAAAATATTATGTCCTATCCAACTATGCCAAAAGATTTAGCCAGGAGATTATTAAACATAGCAGAGGGAGATGTTGATATGTCAGAAGAAGTTCAAGTAGAAGATTCTGAAGAAGCTACTAATACTGGTCGTGAAGAGGCAATGAAAGTACCTGATAGAGCCAGTGTCAAACTAGCTGATGTAAAGCCAGCATTAGAAAAACTTTTAATGTCCTATAAAGCAGATCAAAAAGAGTACTATGATGGAGAGGCTGAGGCTAAAGCAGAACTCAAAGCAAAAGGCATGAGTGATGAAGAAGTAGAAAAAGAATTAATGCAAGGTGATCCGTTTGATTATTCATATATTATGATTGATGATATTGAGGATTCAATCGAAGCATTAGAAAATCTTATGAAAAATGCTAATGCTGATGGTGATGATATTGTTCATGCAGGTCAATATGGAGGTCCAGGAGATACTTCAGCACAAGAAAAATTTATGCAAGATATCAAATATGCAATCAAGCAAGATCATCCAGATGTATACAGTAAAATTTTTATGTATGATATTGGCGAATCAGAAAATGATGCAGAGTACAACGAAGAATTAAGATCACTGAAAAGCCTTGCTTTTGGATTAGACGAAGATGATACTGATTACCCACAAGTAGCACAAAGAAACATGGAAAAAGATCAAGTCATGGATATAATGAAAAAATATCCAGCAGAAGCCAAAAAATTGCAAATGAGTGGTGATTTAATGGACGTATACGATACTGATTTATATTTAGATTTATTTGATTACTATTCAGAAGATATGCCATATGGTACAATGAAAGGTAGAGATGGAGATCCAGTACAGTACATAAGTGATGAGCTAGACAATCTTGGATTACTAGAGAGTAAAGTCGAAAGCACAGTTAAAGAAGACGACGGCTTTGATATTAGAACTCAACTTACACCAGATCAACTAGCACATGCTGAAAATGATGATCTTGATTTAGATGACATTTCACAAGAAACTTGGAATGGAATGAACAAGGATCCAAAGCAAATCAAAGATGATATCCAAGGCTATATTGAAGAATTTTTAGACCATGCATTAGGTGCAGATGAAGTTCCAGTAGATGATGTATACTACGACTTTAACGATTTCCGTGCAGAAGTTATACTTTTTGGAGATGAAGCAACCAAAAAGGCTTTCTTTGGAGTCAGAGCGATAGATGACGAAGACGATGTCGAAGAATTTATCGAGTCTTGTAGACAGGCTTTAGCCAATCTTGGCCGAGTAATTAACAATGATGAACTTGCTGATATGCAAGATCAAGCTCGTAAATCTTTTGAGTCTAAAGAAGATGGCGATGCTTTTAAACAACGAATGTTAGAATTAGCGGGGTTAACATGATGTATTCACTAAAATGCAAACATTGCGATGATATGCTAGGACAACCAACAACTGATTGCAAATATGACTCTATGAATCATATGCAGGATAACTGGGTAATGGTTGACATAGATGGTGACGGAGTAGCAGATATTGCAGTAAAAGAAGAAGAAGACTTCAAGCAAAGAATGCTAAAATTAGCAGGATTACAATAAAAATTACAAATAATTAAAAAAACTGCTCTTTTGAGCAGTTTTTTCTTGACCATTGTATCTAAGTTTGTTATTATTAGTTATATGTCAAAAAGTATCTCACTTAAAAAATATTCAAAAAACTGGTTGACAAACGCCAGTTTGATAAATATAATAGTTAGCAGTACATCAGGAAGGTGTACACAAATGCTATCAAGGCATATAAAACAACTTAACCTAGGCTAATAACGAAAGGCAACTAAAATGGCATCATTAGCAGAAATTCGTGCAAAATTACAAGCACAAGAAACAGCCAGATCTGGCAACAACTCAAATGGCGGAGATAACGCCATATACCCGCACTGGAATATTCAAGAAGGCGAAACATCTACAATTCGTTTCCTTCCAGATGCAAATTCTAACAATACATTCTTTTGGGTAGAACGAGCAATGATTCGTTTGCCATTCCAGGGTATTGCAGACCAATCAGATTCAAAGACAGTAATGGTACAGGTACCATGCATGGAAATGTGGGAGCCAACTGGTTCTTGCCCAATCCTTGCTGAAGTACGTCCATGGTTTAAAGACTCAAGTCTTGAAGATATGGGTCGTAAGTACTGGAAGAAAAAGTCTTACTTGTTCCAGGGCTTTGTTCGTGATAATCCACTTGATGAAGAGTCACCAGCAAATCCGGTTCGTAGGTTCATTATGGGACCACAACTCTTTAATATTATTAAAGCAAGTTTAATGGATCCAGATATGGAAGAACTACCAACTGATTATAACCAAGGACTAGACTTCCGTGTAGTCAAAACTTCAAAAGGTGGTTATGCAGACTATAGTACAAGTAATTGGGCTCGAAAAGAATCTGCACTTACTGAAGATGAACAAGCGGCAGTTGATAAGAATGGCTTGTTTGATCTAAACGACTTCTTGCCAAAGAAACCTTCCGAAACAGAACTTTCAATCATTAAAAAAATGTTTGAAGATAGTGTTGACGGCAAGCCGTACGATCCTGCAAAGTATAGTAATTACTATCGTCCAGCAGGCGTATCAGCACCGAGTGGATCTGCTCCAACTCCACAAGCAAAACCAACAGTTGAAGAGTCGTCTCCTGCACCTGTTGCAACGCCTGAGGAAATGGGAGCAACACCTGCCCCGGTAGCAGTTGAAAAACCTGCCCCGATAGCAGTTGAAAAACCTGCAGGAACAGGCCAACGTGCCGAAGATATTCTTGCAATGATTCGCTCACGTCAAAGCAACTAAACTAGACTGTAGGGGGAGTTTAGTGGCTTCCCCTACTTTTCATTGATTGGAGAAACACATGGCAAGACCATTTGACATAAGTAAATTTAGAAAAGATATAACAAAAAGTATTGACGGATTGTCAATAGGATTCAACGATCCAACAGATTGGATCAGCACAGGCAACTATGCACTTAATTATCTAGTAAGTGGTGATTTTCATAAAGGCATTCCTTTAGGTAAAGTTACAGTATTTGCTGGTGAATCAGGTGCTGGTAAAAGTTATATTGCCAGTGGTAATATTATTAAAGCCGCACAAGATCAAGGTATTTTTGTAGTACTAATTGACAGTGAAAATGCACTTGATGAAGGATGGCTACAAGCATTAAATGTTGACACAAGTGAAGAAAAACTTCTGAAACTTAACATGGCAATGTTAGATGATGTAGCAAAAACGGTTAGTACTTTTATGAAAGACTACAAAGCAATGCCAGACGAAGAACGTCCTAAGGTATTATTTGTAATTGATAGTTTAGGTATGATGATGACGCCAACAGAGCTTAATCAGTTTGAAGGTGGTGATATGAAAGGTGATATGGGTCGTAAGGCTAAGGCACTTAAAGCACTAGTAACAAATTGTGTTAACATGTTTGGTAGTTATAATGTAGGATTAGTAGCAACCAACCACACATATCAGTCACAAGATATGTTTGATCCAGATGATAAGATATCAGGCGGACAAGGTTTTATCTATGCAAGTAGTATTGTTGTTGCTATGAAAAAACTCAAACTTAAAACCGATGCAGACGGTGTAAAAACATCACAAGTACATGGAATCCGTGCCGCTTGTAAAGTAATGAAAACACGTTATGCTAAACCATTCGAAGGTGTACAAGTTGAAATTCCATACGAAACAGGAATGAATCCTTACAGTGGACTTGTTGATATTTTTGAAAAAGCCGGCTTACTAAAGAAAACTGGAAATAGACTTGAATATACTAGTAAACGTACAGGTGAAGTAATTATTGAATTTCGTAAAAACTGGGTAGGTGAAAAACTTGATTCGGTAATGGAAGATATTGCACTTGCAGGAACTGAGATAACTACAGATGATACAATAGAAGAAACACAACCAGAGGAATAAACATGGATGATATGTTTGCTGATTTTTGGAACATAGTAAAAGAATATGTTCCTGCTAAGGATAGACAACCTGCCGCTGATCACGTAGTTAGTATACTTGTTGATGGAGGTGCTGAAGAAAGTTTACTATATGCACTTCGAGACTGTGACAAGTATATGTTAGAAGCAGTAAATGAACAACTCGGCGAGTCCGAAGACTATGATGTTGACGAAGATGAAGACAATTATGGATGGGATGACTAAATGAGTTGGTATGGAAGGGTAACTAATGATCTTGCAAATCTTCCACCATTTGTTGAACATTACGAACGAGAAGTGGCTGAAGCAAAAAAAGAGTCTAGTATCAATGGAAACGTTGAACGGAATCTTAGAGACCTTCCTGGTATTACTGAGCATCGCTTTAATCAATTACAAGAGATTGAGGCGGTGCTTAATTACTTAAATTTTCAGTTAAGAAAAATAAGACGTAAACACTTTCAAAAGTATTTGGAAGGTTATGCTCGTGCATTGTCAAGCCGTGATGCAGAAAAGTACGTTGACGGAGAAGATGAAGTGATTGACTTTGAAACTTTAGTAAATGAAGTTGCATTGCTTCGTAATCGATATTTGGGTATAATGAAAGGACTAGAAGCAAAACAATGGCAACTAGGACATATTGTACGTCTTAGAACTGCTGGTATGGAAGATGTTACACTCTAAATTACAAAAACAAACGATTAATTTAATAAACGAATATAATAAATTCAACAGTGATTTTAACACACATATTGATAGATTTACCAGTTGCTCAAAAATTAAAAAACAAAAATTTATAGTAGATCAGCTCTTTCAAGATCTGCAACAAAATTACATGCAAATTAATCAAGAACAACTTTACGACAAGTTAAATAATGCAACATTAAAATTAGAAGGAGTACACATGTCATTTCTTCAAGGAATGTTAAATAATGGATTTTTTACAGAACAACGATAGTGCAAGCCGTTCGCATAGTTTAAATATGCTATGGGGATTAAGTACTTTTGGCGAATTTATGGAAAGTATTAGTACAGTACTTGATGTTGGTTGCGGAACAGGTCATGATGCTTTGTGGTGGGCAACGGCTACAGATGGAGCAGAAGAAAGTCCACAACTTTTAAATATCCAAGTGACAGGTTTAGACATACAGGATAATATTAATAAAGAATATAAGATACCAGATAACTTAAAGTTTCAATTTGAAGATTGGAACACAGTTACTTTTAAAAAACAGTTTGATGTGGTATGGACACATAACACTTTACATACTGCACAAGATCCACTAAAGTTTTTACATAAGATGAATGAATTTTGTGCTGACGGTGGTATGTTAGCATTAAGTTTTCCTACAACTTCGAATATGTTTTATGGAGATCCTGATTATAGGATATACCAAGAAGCACCACATAGTATTACTATGATACATTTAATTTATATGCTAGTGCTAAGTGGATTTAATTGTAATGATGGATTTTTTACAAAACAACCAGGCACTAATATTATTAGTGCAATAGTTTATAAAGACACAGACGAAGTATACAATCATGGCGATTGCCCACTAGCAGAGTATAATGATTTATTACCCGACTCGTGCCAAGAACAACTTCAAAAGTACAATTATCTTACAAACAAAGGTTTATTGCTAAGATGGCTAGATTACCAATCATTAGACTATAGTACTTTTTAACAAATCACCTTTCACAAATTATAGCTCGGCTTTAGTTAAATACTATTGATATGACAAAAATAGTTTTAGTTACAGGCGGGTTTGATCCCTTACATTCTGGACACATTGAATATTTTAATTCAGCAAAAAAACTTGGCGACGAGTTAATTGTTGGAATAAATTCTGACGACTGGCTTATTCGTAAAAAAGGTAAACCATTTCTACCATTTGAAGAAAGGATTCAAATTATTCAAAACCTGCAAATGGTTGATGGAACTGTATCTTTTGATGACTCTGACGGAAGTAGTTGTGGTGCAATTTTTAAATTAATGTGTACGTCAGCACACGACAAAAAAATTATTTTTGCAAATGGAGGTGATCGTACTGCTGAAGATATACCAGAATTAAAAGTTTACGGAGGACACCCACAAGTAGAATTTGTGTTTGGGGTTGGTGGTAGCGAAAAAAAGAACAGTAGTAGTTGGATACTTGCAAAATGGCCTGGTGAAATTATTGAAAGACCGTGGGGTTGGTATAGAGTAATTGATCAAGGTGCTGGGTATAAAGTTAAAGAACTAGAAATATATCCTGGAGGAAAGTTAAGTATGCAACGTCATAAGCATCGAGCTGAGAGATGGAATGTAGTACAAGGATCTTGCATGATTAAGAATCCAAAATGGAGAATACAGTTGGATGCACATTGCACACCTCATACAATAGATAAAATGCAATGGCACCAGCCATGTAACATAACTTCAGAAAGTTGTAAAGTTATAGAAGTACAAATTGGTGACATATGTAATGAAGCAGATATTGAACGTCATGAGTAAAATTTTAACAAAAAGATGTAAGCACGGAATTTTTAGTTTTTCTACAAATGATATGTTCATAGGAAAAAGTTTAGATATATACGGTGAATACTGCGAAAATGAATTCCTTATTATGGATTTATTAATGCAACCAAACTATATTGTACTTGATGTTGGAGCCAACTTAGGATTACACACTGTATGGTTTAGTAAACATGCATTCACAGGCAAAGTACATAGTTTTGAACCAGTTGAATTTAATCGACAACTGTTACACCGTAACCTTAAACAAAATAGATGTAAAAATGTACAAGTATATTCAAATGCAGTGAGTAATAGACTAGGCAACAGTTTTATAAGTGTTTTTGATCCTACGGAGCCAGGCAATTATGGAGAATGTAGTTTAATAGAAGGACATCCAAAATCAAACTATCAAGCAGTACCTACAGTACCTATTGATAAACTGCCTTTTGATAGAGTTGATTTTATTAAAATTGATGTGGAAGGTTTTGAGCCACAAGTTTTAGCAGGTGCTGAAAAAACAATAACAAAGCATAGACCAAGCATGTTAATAGAAGTAAATAATAGCCAGCCACATATTGAAAAAGTATGGGAACAACTTAATCCTAAAAATTATTTACTGTGGTGGTTACCAGTTCGTAATTACAATCCATATAACTATTTTGGAAATCCAGTTAACATATTTGCCAATAGTGGTGTAGTAAATGTACTAGCATGTCCGCAAGAAAAAGCACCAATAGTTGAAATTGACAAAATACTCGAACCTGTCGAAGGTTTTGACGATAATCATACAAAAATGTTTCAAAGGGTATTTAATAGGATTAAAAAAAGTACTTGACTTAATTACATAAATTGTGTATAATAAACAGTATATTAAGGGAGTACTGATTATGAAACACAGATATATAGTAAACTTTTCGACTTCAGAACATACAATTGAGCGAACAGTGGTAATGATAGCAAAAGATAAACGTGAAGTACAAGACACACTTGAAGAAGAATTTGCTGACTTTGACGAAGATTTAAACATAATTAGTATAAATGAAGATGAAAAGCAAGGAAAATTTGTACTAGATTTTTAAAAAAAATTAACTTTTTTTATAAGCCCTTGTTCTGCAAGGGTTTTTTTATGACCAAAGAGGTTGACAGAACAGTATATAATGCTATTATTAATTATAGTTAGAAACAAGGAGATACCAAATGCAAAAGCAAATTGAAACACTTATTGAAGATATTGTTAACGATTATGCTATTTGGCAAGGACAGTGTTCCAAAGCCGCTGGTGAAACTGAAAAAAGTAAAACAAAGATTGATATGTTTAACCGGTTCAAAGAAAACATCACTTACAAAGTAGGTAGTAAGTATGTTAAGATATACAACGAAAAAGGTAGTGTTTGGGGTTTTGTTGTAAACACTGATAAAGATAAACTTTTCAAAAAAGGTGATATACTTAAAGCCGCTGGTTACAATGCACCAGCTCGTAATGCGGCACGTGGTAATATAATTGAAGGTGGTTATGCCATTAATTGGACAGGACCACTTTACTTAAACTAGGAAATAATATGCTAGATAAAGCACTAAAATTTGCTACAAAAGCACACGATGGACAGGTTCGGAAATATACTTTCGAGCCTTACATTGTGCATCCTATTGCAGTATCCGACCTTGTAAGGCAACATGGCGGAACAGAAGCACAACAGGTTGCGGCATTGTTGCATGATGTAGTTGAAGATACTGATGTGACATTAGATCAAATTTCTATAAAATTTGGTACTCAAGTTGCAGATTTGGTGTTTTGGTTAACTGATCAAAGTAAGATGACAGATGGTAATCGTGCAGTTCGTAAAGCAATAGATAGAAAACATACATTTAATGCACCACACGATGCACAAATTGTCAAGTTAGCAGATCTAATTAATAACACAATTAGTATTGTAGAGCATGACAAAGGGTTTGCCAAAGTCTTTTTAGCAGAGAAAAAGTTAATACTTGATGGAATGCTAGATAGTGTAAAGCAAACTGATCTATACAAAATTGCACAAATGCAAATAAAAAGGTTGACATGATCTGTATTTGTGCTATATTTAAATTAAATTTAGAAATAGGAGAGAAAAATGGCACCTAATCCACACTATATTAATATGTTAATTAATATTGGCATTTTTGGTATGTTAGTTTATGTCGCAATTCAAGTAAGTTAATTAGGGAGATTGAAATGAAAAGTTTTTTTGTTTTATTGACTGTTGTATCACTTAGTGCTTGTGGCACTATTGGCGGTATGGGCAAAGATGTTACTGATGCCGCTGAATGGTCAAAGAAAAAGATTTCTGAAAAATTAAAATAATAGGTTGACAGATCTAGTATATATGCTATTTTATAATAGTAAGTTAACAAAACAGGAGTTTTAAATGGTTCAAATTTTTAGTGTTTATCAGATTGTTATTGACAAAGACCTTAGCAACCTTATTAACAAAGAAGGTTGGGATTGTCATGTTAAGGCAGTAGCCCACAAAGAAGCAATGTTTGGTAAAGTCACTGTTGGTGTACAACATGATTGTTACACAAAGGTAGCAGAAGTTGTTGCTGATGATTTGAATCATGTGTTTGAAGTTGGTAACATTGGTCCTGAGGATCGTATTACACGATTGGATAAGATGCATAGCATCAGTGTTGGAGACATTATTGTTGACGCAGAAGGTAATGCTTCAGTAGTTGACTCGTTTGGATTTACTCCACTAGCACCATCATTAAAGTTGGCGGCATAATGGCTCACCCATCGGAAGTAATCAATACAAAAGACCACCCATTTGTTGGCGTAAAATGGCCAATAACTGGTAGTAAGGGCGATGAATATACAGTAACAATGTATGACAGAGGATTTGATTGTAATTGTATAGCATATCGTAAATGTAAACATATAAAAGAAGTGGAGAACAGAATATGCGGTTCATCCTAGGCATAATTACAGGTGTAGTAATTATTACAGTAATGCCTGAAAATAGTATCGAGCTAACACAAGATATGGTTAATCAAGCCGCACAATATGTAGTTGATGCAACCAAATAGAGGTTGACATAACTACTAAAGTGTCGTACTATAATAAAATAAGAAGTTAACACAAAACGACGAAAGAGGATCACAATATGAGTTACGTTTTAGTTAAAAAAGGTTCCTACAGAAATCAAACTGTTGAGAACACTGTATTTCCGTTAGTCCAGGACCTTAAGGATGGTAAAACTGGAATGTTTGTTACCGTTGATGGTAGCAAGGATTTTGGATCAAATAAGATCCGAGTTAAAGTTGATTCAACTGAACAACTTGAATATATGGGTGACAGTAATTCTACTGAACCTGAGTCAGCAACTATAACAGAAGCTGATGAAAAACGTATGGTTGAAATAGAAGAAAGATTTGACATACTTAATGAAATGTCCGTTGCACTGAAGAATGGTGATGTACGAGCAATGATTGTTACTGGACCTCCTGGTGTTGGTAAAAGTTATGGTGTTGAAACTACACTTGAAGAACAAAGTGGTTTTGATCAACTAGTTGGACGTGAAAAGTACGAAGTGTGTAAAGGAGCAATGACTCCAATTGGACTTTATGCTAAACTATATGAGTATAGTGCAAGTGGTAACGTACTAGTATTTGATGACTGTGATAGTGTGCTAATGGACGATTTGAGTCTTAACATACTAAAAGCGGCACTTGATAGTGGTAAACGTAGACGTATTTACTGGAATGCAGATAGTTCTAAACTTAGAGCAGAAGGTATACCAAACTACTTTGACTTCAAAGGTAGTGTATGCTTTGTTACTAACATAAAGTTTGATAATGTAAAAAGTAAGAAACTTAAAGATCATTTAGATGCACTAATGTCAAGGTGTCACTACATTGATCTTACTTTAGATACTGCAAGAGATTGTTTTCTAAGGATCAAGCAGATTGCAAGAACTGGCGTCCTGTTTAGTGATTATAAATTTGACGACGATGGTGAGCAAGAAATACTTGATTTCATGTTTGAAAATCGTAAGAAGTTACGTGAGATGAGTTTGAGAATGGCACTTAAAGTTGCTGATCTTAAGAAACTATCTCCAACGAATTGGAAGAGTCTGGCTTCCAACACCTGTATGAAACGCGGGTGATAAGTGATCCTCCTCGATCCAGACATGAAGGGCGGGCTTCGGCCCCCCTTCTTTTTTTAAGGTTAAGTTATGTTACAACCAGATGATATTGAATACTGCTTAAAGGTAGCAGTTGGACTAATTTCTAGTCCAATTTCTCCTAAGTTTAAAAATAAGCCTATTAGTTTGGCTAATTATGATGTAAGTTTTGTCAATAATGCAGTAAGAAGTATTAATAATGGTGATGGACTAAGTGATCGTCAAAGAGAGTTAAGTATTAAACTTGTTAAGAAGTATGTTAGGCAATTTGGAAAAATTGGTATTGATGTAACTGGCATAGTAAACACTCCAGTGTTTAGTAGTACACTACGACAGGTTAACCGCACTAGAATGATATCTTTAGATGATAATGCTATCATTATACGTTTTCCTTATAATAAGACAATGATAAATGAATTTAAATCCTTAGCAAAAAAGTTAAGGGCTTTGAAAGCAGAGTGGAATAAACAAAATAAACAGTATGAAGTTGATTATAATGAATACAATCTTCTACAAGTTTATCGTTGGGGTCTAAAGCATAAATTTGAATATAGCAATGATGCAAAAGTACTTGTTAAAGAGTGTAAGGATATTGAAAATAATAGGCATAAATATGCTATACAGTTAGTGATTGAAAATAAAAAAAGTTATCTTCGTAATGCACCTAGTTCTTTGCAACAATGGTGGGATTCAAATATGGTAACGGAATCACCACTAACACAGATCCGTACTGCGGCTGATCAAAACCTTGATGTTGTTAATAAAAGTACAACATTTAAACTCTCAAATTTGTCAATTAAAATGCTACATAATAGAGGTGGCAACTTTTCATATGAGGATTGCACACTTATTGAGTTGATAGATGCAGCCAAAGAGCTAGAACTAAACAGAGTTGCATTTATTGTTGATGGAAGACATATAGCAACTGAACTTGAAGAAAACATTGTAAAAGCAATTGCTAAGGTTGGCAAAGAAAAAACAACTGTAATGTTAAAGTATCATCGTAACCTAACAGATGCAAGTCGTAGGTTGTATTCCGATACAGAGTTTGCTATACTAGATAGTGCAAGTAGATTTAATCATCCAAAGTCTAATACAGACAATTGGACACCAGACATTATAATTAGTACACAAGGCTTTACTAAATTTCGTAATATACAATCAAAAGCAATAGACAAATATAAGCCATGGATTTGTTACTATACAAATTATAACTTTTCAATTGAGCAAGAATGAAAACTGCAAACCTAATAGTTAAAGATGAAGTAAATGTAAAAATTGAAGGGCTTGATTTAGAAGCTCGCAAACGTCTTTCTAATAAATTTAAATATGAAGTTCCTTATGCTCGATACTTGCCAGCAGTAAGACTTGGCAGGTGGGATGGTAAAGTCAGTTATTTTCAACTTGGTGGTAGTACATTTATTAACTTACTTCCTGATATTCTTCCAATGCTTGAAGAAATGAAATACAATGTTACTCTTACTGATCATCGCGATTACCAAACTGACTTTGTACTAGAACCAGTTACTGCTGAAACATTTTCGGATAAACAGTGGCCGCAAGGTCATGTAGTTGCAGGCGAACCAGTTGTATTACGAGATTATCAAATTGAGATTATTAATAACTTTATTAGCAACCCTCAGAGTCTACAAGAAATTGCAACAGGTGCTGGTAAAACACTTATCACAGCCGCATTGAGTAACCTAGTTGAGTCATATGGACGAAGTATTGTAATTGTGCCTAATAAGAGTTTAGTGACACAGACTGAAGAAGATTATGTTAACTTAGGTTTAGACGTTGGTGTGTATTATGGTGATAGAAAAGAGTTTGGTAAGCAACATACTATTTGTACTTGGCAAAGTTTAAATATTTTGTTAAAGAACACTCGTAATGCAGAGGCGCCAATTACTATAGGAGAGTTCCTTGAAGATGTAGTATGTGTTATTGTTGACGAAGTACATATGGCAAAAGCAGATGCATTGAAAACATTACTTACAGGAGTAATGAGTCAAGTACCTATACGTTGGGGACTAACAGGCACAATACCAAAAGAAATGTTTGAATTTATGAGTTTATTGGTAAGTTTGGGGCCAGTTACTGGGCGTAAAAGTGCTAGTGAACTACAAGACATGGGTGTTTTAGCAAACTGTGAAGTAAATATAGTACAGCTAGTTGACCACGGAGATTATAGTAACTATCAAAGCGAATTGAAATATCTGCTTACAAATGATAAACGTTTAGACTATCTAGCAAACCTGTTTAACACAATAGGTGAATCGGGTAATACAATGGTACTAGTTGACCGTGTTGAATCTGGTAAAGCACTGGTTAGGAGATTAGGAGACCAAGCAGTCTTTATAAGTGGTGCAACTAAAGCAGGTGATAGAAAAGAACACTACGATGAAGTAGCAGATGTAGATAATAAGATTATTGTAGCAACATATGGTGTTGCCGCAGTTGGTATTAATATACCTAGAATATTTAATCTTGTACTATTAGAGCCAGGCAAAAGTTTTGTCCGGGTAATACAAAGTATTGGACGAGGTATTCGTAAAGCAGAGGATAAAGACCATGTCCAAATTTGGGACATAACAAGTACTTGCAAGTATGCAAAAAGGCACTTAACTAAAAGGAAACAATTTTACAAAGAAGCAAACTATCCGTTTGTAATACAAAAAACAGATTGGAATTAAAATGAACAACAAAAAACCAGTGGCAAAGGCATCTTTGCAGTCTCGTCAGCCTGGCGAACTTATGTGGAATGCTGGATATTATTACATGGCTGACAGCTTTACATATGAAGCTACAAAACCTATTGTACAATGGATTATTGAAAAGAATTTAGCCCCATCACAAGAACGGCCAAAAGAACTTACTTTAATTATTAACAGTCCAGGCGGAAGTGTACATGCGGCATTTGCACTTATTGACACAATGAAGGGTAGTGCTGTACCAGTGAAGACAGTAGGCCTAGGCTTAATTGCTAGTTGTGGCGTACTCACTTTTATGGCAGGAGCCAAAGGAAAACGTATCCTTACACCAAACACTAGTATTTTATCACATCAGTACAGTTGGGGTAGCAGTGGTAAAGAACATGAATTATTTGCTAGAGTAAGAGAGTTTGAACTTAGTACAGAACGTATGTTAGCACATTATAAGAAATGCACAGGAATGTCAGAAAAGAAGATTCGTGAGATTCTACTTCCACCAGAAGATAAATGGCTAAGTGCAAAAGAAGCAGTACAATATGGCATTGCTGATAAAATTAAAGAGGTATACTAATGCAGATTTTGACACTTGAGAATAAAACTTTTGTAATGAACGATCTTCCTGATGAAGTCGATGATATGAGGTTTGCAGTACTAGACAATAGTAATCCAAAAGATCCTGATTACTTTTTTATTCCTCTTATCTTCTTGCAAAGTTTTAATGCTCCGGCACTAGTGTTAAAAATAGGAGATAAAACTATCAGAATGCCACGTGATTGGATGATGCTTATTGGCGAACCCGACCACGGAGACTTGGAGGTTATTCCTTTGACAAGTTTAAATGACAGAGGCTTCAATGCATTTTTATATAATCCACGTAGCGATTTTAGACCAGAGTTTGCACCAGTTGAGATAGTAGATGTATACCAAGAAGTAAAATGGTATTTCCCAAAGTTGAAACCAGGGCATTTACTAGCAGTACCTCTTGAAGAAGGAGATAAACCACGTTGTGCATATTTTGTAGAAGAAATAAGTAGAACATCGGAAATAGTTGATGTTGGAAAAGTCTGGTAGTTATATTATTAAAAATGACAACTTATGCTTTAGTTTAAAACTAAATGCGGGCAGTGAAGACGATTGGAATCTGATTCAACGTCCGTTGATTGAAAGTGTTATTACTTTTTTCTCTGATCGTAAGATGGTAAACGAAGGCGTAAACATAGACGTATATTGGGATAAGGACAGTATTCGCTGGTACCGTATCAATTTTGAAAATATCGATGATGCAACAATGTTTGAATGTGCATTTGCAGAGTACTTTTAGAATACTTGCAATGTTTATAAAAACGTGTTATTATAAGTTAAACAAATTAGAAAGCAACAATGGCAAGTAAACTTCCTCTAAACAAAGTGCTAGGTGCAATGGATCGTAAAGACAAAAAGTTTTACGACAACCTTAGTGATGACGAAAAGAAGGCTTTTAGTGCATTTCTATTAAATCGCTATGCAAGTAGTGTTAAAGGTGAATCAGCATTGCAAGAATGGTGGCTCATTGCTACAAACAAACGTGTTAACACACATTTTTTTGAATTAGCAAAACATCCTAAACTACAATGGCTTTTACTAACAACTGCTAGTCCTGGCATGGGTAGTGCATTTCACGAATGGATACCTGGTGGAAAAAAGAAAGTTAGTAAGAATAAAATTGAAAAAGTAATAAAACGTTTGTATCCTCATGCTAAACCTGACGAGGTTGAAATGCTTGTAGCAATAAATATAAAAAAGGAAATTGTAAAGTATCTTGAAGACCTTGGTTATGATGATAAGCAAATTAAAGAATTACTATGAGTACACTTATAGATATAGCCAAAGAAACTGTAGAGGGTTATGTTGTGAGTGAAAAACCCTTTGTATGTAAGTATTGTAATCGAGGTTTCAGTAAAGAAAAAACTTTAGCAAGCCATGTATGCGAGCAAAAACGTAGATGGCAACAAGAAAAAGACAAACATGTACAAGTTGGCATGCAAGCCTATGTAAGATTTTTTGAAAAGACACAAGGAAATACTAGGGCATCTAATAAAACATATGGGGACTTTGCAAATAGTCCATACTATAATGCTTTTGTAAAATTTGGCAAACATGTAATGGATATTCGTGCAATTAATACTGCTAAGTTTATTGATTGGGTGATTGATAATAATATAAAACTTGATCAATGGACATATGATGTACATTATGAAAAATACATTGATACACACTTGAGAGTGGAAAGTTGGCAAGATGCAGTATCTCGTAGTTTAAAAACTATGGAAAATTGGGCAGATGAACACGAAGTACAACTTAATACTTACTTCTTTGCTGGTAAGTTAACAAAAATTTGCCATGATGTTGTACATGGGCGTGTTAGTAGTTGGGTAATTTTTAATTGTGAATCTGGTGTAAACTTTTTAAGCAAAGTAAATGAAGAACAACTTGCTTTAATATACCCATATATTGATCCAGACTTTTGGCAAAAGAATTTTATAAAATATCACAACGAAACTGAAATAGTAAAAAGTGCTTTAAAGGATGCAGGCTTATGAGTTTTGGTTATGTGGATATTAATGCAAAGTTGCCAAAAGTTGAGCAAGAAGTTGTGTACATTGACAAAGAAAATTTTTGGTGTGATGGTGGTGAAGATTATGGGCACCCAAGAGTTTATTACACAATGAAGAATGGCGAAGCAGTATGTGGATATTGTAATCGTAAGTATGTATTAAAAAAGGAAACAGATGAGTAAACTACCTGACGTTGATTTAGACTTTGCTAGTAGAGATAATCTTCTTAACGTTTTACCTGGTACACCTGCTATGATGTCTGAACATGGAGTAATTAAAAAACATAATACTGGCGTATATTATATCGATATTCCAACAGATCCAGTAACTGGTATTGCAACTATTGATTATAAAACTGCTGAGGATCGTGGATACTTTAAACTTGATTTATTAAATGTAGCAGTATATCAAAAAGTAAAAAGTCCACAACACTTAGATGAGTTATCAAACAAAGAGCCATTATGGGAACTTTTATGGCGTAGTAAAGAATTTTGTGAAAAGGTTATTCATATAGGTAATTACTATGATTTAATTTGTAGTATGAAGCCTGATAGTATTCCAAGAATGGCAATGATGTTGAGTATTATTCGCCCAGCAAAAGCACATTTGCAAAATAAACCATGGAAAGAAATAGCACAAACAGTATGGAATAAACCAGAAGATGGAGGATACTACTTTAAAAAAGCTCACGCAGTAGCATATGCACACTTAGTTGCAGTACATATTAATTTACTTTGTGAGGAATACAATGACTTATCTGGTAACTGACAATTGCATAAAATGTAAGTATACAGATTGTGTAAGTGTTTGTCCAGTTGATTGTTTCTATGAAGGTGAAAATTTTTTAGCAATTAATCCAGATGAATGTATTGATTGTGGAGTATGTGAGCCAGAGTGTCCTGCAGGTGCTATTGTTGCTGACACAGATATAGCAGGATCCGAATTAGAATATTGGATGAAAATTAACACAGATATGGCAGTAAAATGGCCAAACATTGCAAATCAAAAGGATCCATTACCTGATGCTGATGCAAATAATAGGGAAATAAATCCTGATGTGCCTGATAAAAGAGAAGATTTAAGTGAAGAAGCAGGGCCTGGTGACTAAGTTACTTTTTTAACTAGTTGTATGCTTCGTCTTTTTGTACGTTTTTTATTTAAATCACTTAAACTAACGTTTGGACCTGCAACAATATTACAATCTTTACTTACAAATGTTGTAAGATATGGTCTAAAAGGTGCCCATTCTTCTTTAAGAAAAATATTAATTGGAATCATTCTGTTTGATTCCCACCACCAAGCGTCACCAAGTGTAAGAAATAATTTTTTTAGGTCAGGGTCTGTAATCTTTTCATAATTATAAAAACTAGTACAGTGAGCATCACGATTTTGAACAATACCTATATATTCACTATCTCCATATCTGACATGGCTCATAAAAGGAAATTTAAGTATTAGTTTTTGTAACAGATCGTCCATGTTTACCTTTTTAAATAAATACTTACATATAATGTGGATCATAAAACATAATGCAAAAACTAAACGGCTATCTAGAAACTCAGTATTTGAGCGTAATCTATTCGCCCGATGCTACAACACCAAATAGGAGTAGAACTGTGTATGCTCGTCCTTTAAAACTTTATCGTGGTATTGATAATACCATACAATTAAGATTACTCAATGTTGACCAAAAGGCGGTTAATATAGCCGGTAAATCCTTTGTCTTTAATATAATTGACCCTTCTACTAACTTAGTTATCAAAGATGTAACCGGGGTACTAGCAGATCCGAGTCAAGCCACACTAAAAGGCTTTGTAAACTTTGCATTTACCGAATCCACACTAAAAGATGCAAATGGTGGCAGGTATATTTACAGTGTACATGAACTTGCATCAGATGGATCACGTACTGTCGTTTATAGTGGAGATAATTATGATGCAGACGGTGAACTAACAGTATCAGATGCTCCTTATAGCACATTTGCACCAAGTAAAATACTTAACTTTGATACAATGACTGCATCAACGACACTTGATATAAGTGATTATGCATTATCACACCCACATATGAATCAAAATAATGCATTGCACACTGCACAATATTACTTAAATGGATACACAGGAACTATTACTGTCCAAGTAACACTAGAAGATACTCCACCAGCGGACCACAACGACTGGATTGATTTGTCTAATACAACTTATACAACTGAAACAGGAACAGTATATGTTACATTCAGCGGAGTATATACGGCAGTACAATTTAAATCAGATAAAACTGCGGGTACTATTGAAAAAGTCTTGTATCGTCCATAATTTTATGTTACAATGTAAGTATGATTAACACTATACAAGAAACACTTGTTAGCATACTGCCTTCTAAGAAGAAAACTAGTCCAAGTGGCTGGATAAGTTTTAGTGGGCCGTGTTGCGAACACAACGGCGAACGTCCTGATAAACGTGGGCGTGGTGGTGTAATTACAAATGCAGATGGAAGTGTTAGTTATCATTGTTTTAATTGTGGCTTTAAGGCAAATTATAAAGCCGGACGTCCATTTAACTATAAAATGCGTAAATTGTTCCAGTGGTTAGGCGCCGAAGATCATACAATCAAAGGACTAACAATTGAAGCACTTCGTATCAAAGAGCTAGTTGATGACGCATTTGATGAAGTTGAAGAAAAAGAAGAAATTACTTTTAAGACAAGGAAGTTACCTGAAGATAGTGCAACTTTGATAGAGTGGGTAAACAATCCACAAGGTAATGATGAAGCAATTGCAAAAGTAGTTGAGTATGCAATTTCTCGAGGGCTTGAGGATAGGTTAGATAAACTTATGTGGAGCCCTGCTCGTGCGGCAAATATGAATAGAAGATTAATTGTGCCGTTTAATTGGAAGAACAAAACAATTGGTTTTACAGGTAGAGCAGTCGACGATGATATCAATCCAAAGTACTTTAATGCAATGGAGCCAGGATATGTGTTTAACACTGAAAGTCAAAGCAAAGATAATCGCTTTGTAATAGTAGTAGAAGGTCCAATTGATGCACTTAAAATTGGCGGTGTTGGAATAAACAGTAATATGATAAGTGAAACACAAGCAGATGTAATTGATAACTTATACAAAGACGTTATAGTTGTTCCAGATCGAGACGAAGCAGGACAAAAACTAATTGACTCTGCACTTGAGTATAGATGGAACGTTAGTTTTCCAGACTGGCACAGTGAGATTAAAGATGTTAGTGATGCAATTGATAGGTATGGTAAACTATATACGTTATGGACTATTATACAAGGTAAACAAAGTAGTAAGATAAAAATAGAATTAATGAGGAAGAAACTTGGCAACTGAATATAACACAGATTTACAAAGACTATTTCTTGAAATGATGTTAAGTGATGCACAGAGTTTTATTCGTGTGCAAAATATTTTCAACAGTGAAAATTTTGATAGAAGTTTAAGAGAAGCGGCAAAGTTTATTGAAACACATACGGCTGAACACAGTACTATGCCTACTTACGAACAGGTTAATGTAGTAGCCGGAACTAAGTTAAAGCCGGTTACAGACGTTAACAGTGGGCACTATGACTGGTTTATGCAAGAGTTTGAGCAGTTTACACGCCGGCAAGAACTAGAACGTGCAATTTTAAAAAGTGCAGACTTGTTAGAAAAAGGAACATATGAACCTGTAGAAAAACTAATTAAAGATGCAGTACAGATTAGTTTAACAAATGATCTTGGTATTGAATATTGGGATGATCCAAGAGCGAGATTGTTGGGACTAAAAGACGGTAATGGACAAATAAGCACAGGCTGGCCAGGCTTAGATAGGAAACTGTTTGGTGGATTTAACAAAGGTGAGTTGAACATATTTGCAGGTGGTAGTGGATCTGGTAAAAGTTTGTTTATGCAAAACTTAGCAGTGAACTGGGCACTAGCAGGACTTAATGGAGTGTATCTAACATTAGAACTTAGTGAAGGTTTGTGTGCTATGCGTATTGATAGTATGGTTACTGATATTCCAAGTAAAGATATTTTTAAAGATATTGACTCTGTAGAACTCAAACTTGGTATGACTAGTAAAAAGGCTGGTAGTTTAAGAATTAAGTATATGCCAGCACAAAGTAATATTAATGATATGAGAGCATATTTAAAAGAACTACAAATACAAACTAATAAAAATTTAGATTTTATATGTGTTGATTACTTAGACTTGCTTATGCCAGTTAGTGCAAAAGTAAGTCCAAATGATCAGTTTATTAAAGACAAGTATGTAAGTGAAGAATTGCGTAATTTGGCAAAAGAGTTTGATATAGTAATGGTAACTGCTTCGCAGTTAAACAGAGCGGCAGTTGAAGAAATAGAATTTGATCATTCGCACATTGCAGGTGGTATTAGTAAAATTAATACTGCTGATAACGTTATTGGTATTTTTACAAGTAGAGCAATGAGAGAACGTGGTAGATATCAAATCCAGTTTATGAAAACTAGAAGTAGTAGTGGCGTAGGACAAAAGGTTGATTTGGAGTTTGATGTTAACAGTTTAAGAATACGTGATTTGGCTGAAGATGCAGAATATCAGCAGTTTAAGAAACAGAGTAGTAGTATATACAATCAAATAAAAAACACAGACGCTCCAAATAGTACAGAGCAACAAGATGACGGTGCAAAAATTACTGCAAGTGTACAAAGCAGTAAACTAAAAGAAATGCTTTCTGGATTAAAAACAAATAATTAGAGTCAAAAATTTCTCATTGAACACTATGTAATACTAAATATGTTTGCACACTTCGGTGTGATAGGCAACTTAAGGCATATTGAGGCAACAATGAAGATACCAAAAGACGCTAAGGCTCAGATAGAAAACATATTAGGCAGATTTATAAGGCAAATACCATCCAAACCCGAGTATCAAACTCGGTTAATCGAAGAACTAGAAATTATTATTAAACTTCGATTCACAGACTATTTCATTACAATTTGCGACGTATTAAAATTAACTGAAGATATTACACATATGACACGTGGTAGTGCTGGTAGTAGTTTAGTTTGCTACCTATTAGGCATTACTGATGTTGATCCTATAAAATGGAAAATACCGTTGGCAAGATTTTTAAACCCATTGAGAGATGATTTACCTGATGTAGATATTGATTTTCCTCATTGGCAACAAAATAATGTTATGCAAAAAATATTTGCAAAGTGGCCTGGCAAAAGTGGCAGGTTAAGCAACTATGTAATGTACAAAGAAAAAAGTGCAAAGCGTGAAGCGGCCCGTAGATT